AGGGAGACTATTACTAAGACAAGGTATGTTGATGATAGATCTAATCAACAGATCATGCGTCTTGATACTGAACCTGAGGTAAAACCTTTGCGTGAGGCAGAACTTCGCATGGCAGCAATGCATATTGATTATGATGCTGTTGTTATCTCTGATTATGATAAAGGATATGTTGATAATAATTTGATTGATGTATTAGCACCTAAGAATCCAGGTATTAAAATATTTGTTGATACTAAGAAGAAGAAGTTACCCACACAATATAATAATGTTGTTTATAAAATTAATAAGAAAGAGTTTGAGTTGTTAGACTCTGATCATATACCTAAGGGTGAGAGTATGATTGTGACTCATGGTGCTAACGGTGCTCTATGGAATAAGAAACAGTTCCCAGTACCTATTTCTAGGACATTTGATGTTACTGGTGCAGGTGATACATTCTTAGCAGCATTAGTATTCTATTATATACAACTTCCTTCTATGGAAGAGTCTATTAATTTTGCTAATAGATGTGCAGCAATAGCAGTCCAGAATCCTGGCACATATACTTTGACAATGGAGGATGTAGATGGCATCCTCGAATAATAAAATATTTTCTGGAAAAGTTATAACAGTAACTGAGAATAGAACATTAGCATATAATAGAGGGCATAATGCATCCGTTTGTTATCTTAAGGACGGTAAGTTAGATTGGATGTTAGAAGAAGAAAGATTGAGTCATAATAAGTATGATGATAAACCATGTCTTTGTATTGTTGATGCTGGTAAGTATATTGATTCAAGAGATCCTATTATATTAAGTACTGCTCTTCTTTATTCTGACGCATCAGATGAAGATAAATTTAAAGAAGATATGTTATGTGAATTAGTTCGTAAGGTATTGAGGAAAGAAGATATTAGATATATTGATCGCAGTGATGAACATCATGTACATCATGCAGCACTTGGATTTTATAATTCTGGATTTGAAGAGGCAGTATGTGTAATTGTTGATGGTGCTGGTGCTTGGGTACATGATTGTGCTAATGAGGTAGAGACAATTTATAGAGCATCATATCCTGCTTCATTTGAAAAATTACATCAGAAAGCAGTCCCTTGGTATAATAAAAGAGATTCACACAATCTTACTGATCCTACGATTGGTATTGGATTTGTATACTCTGGTGTTGCTGATTACTTAGGGTTTGGTAATCTTGGTTGTGGTACTGTGATGGGTCTTGCTCCTTATGGTCATGATGATCCTAATATTAAACCTTTTGTCGTTGATGGTAAAATAGATGAAGATCTGTTTGAAAGAGGACCATGTGGTGCAAAGTTAAAACCATATGATTATATTCGTAGAGTTCCTATTTTTAAAACAGTGAATGATCCCACAGTAAAGTTTCAGAATCTTTGTAATCTTGCTTGGAGATGTCAAAAAGACTTTGAAGATTATATGATTGCTTTGATTAAAAATGCAATAGAAATATCGGGATGTAATAATGTTGTTTTATCTGGTGGATGTGCTTTAAATTGTGTTGGTAATTATAAGTACTTAAAAGATATTGATTGTAATCTATTTGTTGAACCTATTTCACATGATGCAGGAACATCTATTGGTATGGGGATGTATGAATGGCGTAAGAGATGGGGGTCAATGGATATCAATCCTCTTAATGAATTATATTTGGGACCACCTAGGAAATATAATGTACCTGTAGATGCACAACCTACTACTGTAGGTGAAGTAATAGATATCATACAGAATGGAAAAGCAGTAACAATATTTCAAGGAAGATCAGAGCAAGGACCAAGAGCATTGGGTAATAGATCTCTTCTATTTGATCCTACCATACCTGATGCTAAAGAGATTGTTAATAAATTAAAAGGTAGAGAATCTTTTAGACCTTTTGCTGGTACTATTCTTCAAGAACATGTACATGAATGGTTTGATATGCAAGGTATGAATGATAGTCCTTATATGATGTATGCTGTTGAGGTTCTTGATGATAAGAAAGATATTATACCTTCTCTTGTTCATGATGGTACATGTAGGGTACAAACTTTAACTAGAGAACAGAATGAAAGTTATTATGATTTGATTGAAGAGTTTTATAAGAGAACAGGTGTACCTATTTTATTGAACACTTCTTTTAATTTATCTGGTGATACTATGGTGGAGACTATTGATGATGCTGTAAGAACTCTTGAGGATTCTGCTATAGAGTATCTTTATCTACCAGAACATGCTAAAATGTTGCATGTGACTAAGAATAACAATAGTCATAAGAAAGGTTACATTAATTATGGTGTTTATATATGAGATGTACACCTGGCACATATACTTTTAATAATATAATAGCATTTAATGCTAGTCATAATGCATGTGTTTCTTATTTAAAAGACGGTAAACTTAATCTCGTTTTAGAAGAAGAAAGATTGAGTCATAAAAAATATGACAACCAACCTTACTTATCTCTTTGTGAAGTACCAAAGTTTACTGGTGGAAATTCAAGTATAGTTTTGGGAGCAGTCTTACATCATTCTGATGAAAAAGAAGTGTATGAAAGAGGAGAAGTTTCTAAACTTCCTGAGGATATTGTTGATACATGTTTTATGTTAGTTCATAAAGCATCTAAATCTATGGGGATATTTAAAGATTGTAGTGATGAACATCATCTATATCATGCTGCAGCTGCATTTTATAATTCTGGATTTGAAGATGCAACATGTGTAATTGTTGACGGTGCTGGTGCTTATGTTGATGGTTGTTCTCATGAGGTTGAAACAATATACAAGGCATCTTATCCTGCTAACTTTGAGACTGTTCATAAGAAAGTTGTTCCTTGGTATACATTAGCAGATAATTTTCCTAAGGAGAAGATACAACCACCAACTTGTCCAGAACCTACCACTGGTATTGGTATGGTTTACTCTGGCGTTGCTCATTATTTTGGGTGGGAACATCTTGGGTGTGGAACTTTGATGGGTCTTGCTCCTTGGGGTGAAGATGATCCTAACATTAAACCATTTGTTGTTGATGGTATTATTGATGAGAGTTTGTGGAAGAGAAGTGATTCTGGAGCAGAGTTAATACCATATGATTATGTTAAAAATGTTCCTATATTTAAAAGTATAAAAGATCCTAGAAAAAAGTTTCAAAATCTTTGCAACCTTGCTTATAGATTGCAGAAAGATTTTGAATCTTATATGATTAATCTTATTAAGAAAGCAATAGAGTTAGGTGACTCTAAGAATATTGTTCTGTCTGGTGGGTGTGCTTTAAATTGTGTTGCTAACTATGAGTATCTTAAACATTTACCAGAAGGATATAAATTATATGTTGAACCTATCTCTACTGATGCAGGAACTGCTGTTGGTATGGCATTGTATAATTACTATACTCTATCTAATTCACATGATATAAATCCATTAAAGACTTTATATTTGGGACCAAATAGAGAATACTATGCACCATCTGATTCATATTCTGCAGAAGTTTCTGATGTTATAGATGTGATCCAGAAAGGAAAAGCAGTAGCATTATTTCAAGGAAGATCAGAGCAAGGACCAAGAGCTTTAGGTAATAGATCTCTCCTGTTTGATCCTACTATACCTGATGCTAGAGTACAAGTTAATAAGATTAAACTTAGAGAATCTTTTAGACCATTTGCTGCTACTGTTTTAGCGGAGCATGTGCATGATTGGTTTGATCTTCGTGGTATGGAAGAGACACCTTACATGATGTATGCAGTTGATGTCTTGGAAGATAAGAGAGATATTATATCTGGTGTTGTTCATGTTGACGGTACATGTAGGATACAAACTGTTACTAAAGAACAGAATGAGAACTATTATAATATTATTAAAGAATTTTATGATAGAACTGGTGTTCCTATGTTATTCAATACTTCATTAAATCTTTGTGGTGATACTATGGCAGAGACAATTAAAGATGCTGAATATATTATAGATAATTCTTCAGTGGATTATCTTTATCTTTCAGACTATACTAGAATGGTTCATAGAGAAGATAATAAAAACAAACATAAGAGAGGTTATGCAACAAACTCAGTCTTTAAAGGTGACAACCGTGTTTAAAAGGTATTGTTTTGATATAGATGGTACTATTTGTACACCTGGCACATGTAAGTCATGTCAGTATGAAGGTGCTACTCCTAAGAAGGATAGGATAGAAAAGATTAATAAGTTATATGATGAGGGACACTACATTATATACATGACTGCTCGTGCTATGGGTAGGAATAAAGATCTTCTTCATGAACTAGCAGCAAAGAAAGCAGAGGAGTTGTTGAAACCCCTCACTAAAATGCAGCTAGATATATGGGGATGCAAATACCATCAGTTAATCTTTGGCAAACCTCATGCTGATTATTTTATTGATGACAAAGCTGTGAACGATGAGGATTTTTTTAAATGAAAAAGAAGAAACCAAAATTTGTAGATAAAGGTTGGGGTTACGAGAAATGGATCGCTAATTCTGATGAGTACTGTGGTAAACTATTGTTTATTAAGAAGAATCATAGGTGCTCATGGCACTATCATATCTTAAAGGATGAGACCTTCTACTTACAGTCAGGGAAGATAGAACTATTTTATAGTTCTCAGAATGATAGAGATCAAGCAAAGACTATGATCTTAGAACCAGGTGATAGTTTCCACTGTTGTAGGAACACTAGGCATCAGATGCTTGCTTTAGAGGACACAGAATTATTTGAATTTTCTACAGAACATTTTGAAGAGGATTCACACAGACTTATTCCTGGCGATTAAGATATTCTTCAACTGTTACAAAGTTATAATCTTTTAACCAACTCATGTCAGCTCTGGTATAATACTGGTACTTACCCTTAAGATGAGGTGGAAATGGGATTGGAGACAATATCGACTGCGTTTTTGATGAAACTAGTTGAGCTACAGTGCCAATTGCTGTTGGCGATCCTGTGCCAAGATCGAATATGCCAGAACCCGCAGTGTTTGATAAAACTACATTCACCAGATCCCCTACCCACACATAGTCACGAAGAATTTGATCGGAGCCTTCAAACGGATGTATTTGTCCCGTCGCAGACTGCCAAGTAAACTGACTGACTAGTGATGCCATCGCTCCTTTATGATGCTCACCTGATCCATATACATTAAAGTATCTAAACCCCTGAACATGCCTAAAGCGTTCTATATTATCTAAGACCCAGTAGTCTACTGTTGCTTTTGATAATGCGTAGTAGTTCAGGGGATTTATAATGCCTTCTTGATTACCGTAGACTGATGCTGAACTAGCATACTTAACAGGGATACCATACTCTATTGCCTTCTCGAATAATTTAATACTGAAGTCTATATTATATTTGTATACCATCTCAAGGTTCTTGTTGGTCGTAGATGATAACGCACCCTGATGGATGATCATATCTATCTTGTCCCAACTCTTGAAGTTATCTAAGAAACTAAGACAGTTATCTAGATCAACTTCAACTACACCATCAAGAGAACTCTTAAAGTGTTTCCCAATGAATCCATCAGCTCCCGTAAGAATATTCATGCTAAAATGTTTACTTTATATATTCTAGCACAGATAAATACTAAAAAAAGTGCTTAGAGCCGTGATAGGAAGACTTGCATCGCTGAAAACTACTTACCAACTAGGTACTGTTACCAATACCTTGTTGTATACAGCAACCGAACTGGTAACTCTTTCTGTATCTGCATCTAATCAGACAGAGGATGAACTAACGCATTCAGTTTCAATTTCTGATGTTAGTGGTAACACAGACTCTGATTACATTGCGTATGGTATCGCAATGGAAGTGGGAGGCAATGCATTATATGAGGACATAACTTTAAAGGCAGGAGATAAAATATATGTTACATCATCTGAACCTGGTGTAAGTTTTGTGGCAATAGGATCTAATAAGTTTCCTAATATTAAATTAGATATTGCTAAGTCATTAGGTAGACAGAATTCTTTTATTAGTAGTACTGCATGGCCCCAGATCAATGACAATATTGGGTTAGCAACTGCTTCTTATGATGGTGTAGCAACTTTACATATATCAAATAGAAATACAGATTGTAGTGCTGCAATTTCTTTAGGTATTGCATCAGGTGATATCAGTACCTTTGATGTTGCTGATTACTTTGTCTTTGGTTTAAGGTTAGATCCACTTCAAGAACTGACTGTAGATAATATTGGTATTGCTAGTGGTCAGACCTTAGTTACTAGATCATCTAAAACTAATGTATCATTTGCTGCTTACACTGCACCGACTGTTGAAGGACCAAGTGGTGTTGGAACTGATGGATATGTTAATACTACTGGTGTCATAACTGCCACGGCATTTGTTGGTGATGGTTCTGCGTTGACTGGTGTAACTGCTGCAGGATTTGGTGTCAGTATCAGTGATGATATGTCACCTGTTGGTGTTGCTGCTACAGTTAACTTTGGTCAGTATCTAGATGTTTCTCCTATCTCTGCTGGTATTGTAACAGTTAGTGTACCAAACCTAGTAGGTACTGCACAAACTGCTAACAGTCTTGCTGTTGGTGTTGCTGTCACTCGTTCAGATACATCAGGTACTGCTGATTATGCTGTTGTTGCAGGTATTGCAACTCTTGCTGCTTTATCACAAGCATGTTCAGGTAATGCTGCCACTGCTTCAATGGCATTAGGTATTGTTACTACCTTTGAGATTAAGAGTGAATATCCTATTACTACAGATGATAAGTTCTATGGTGATGGTAGTCAGTTAACTAATGTTGTTGCTACTGGAACTGGTATTGGTGCATGGAATAGTGGAAGTACTGTAGGAACTGCTCAGACAGTTGACTTTGGTCTTAGTCTTGATGTTACAACAACCTCTGCTGGTATTACAACAATCAGTGTTCAGAAGGTTCCTCATGCTGACATCTGTGGTATTGCTAGTTACTCAGATAAGTGTGGTCTGGCAACCTTTGCAACTAACGCAGGGATCGCTTCTAACGCACTGAATGCTAACTTTGCACAGACTGCATCATTCTCGACCTTAACAGGTGCTGCAGAGACCTCTAAGAGTCTTTACAGTGAGTTCCAAGGATCATTTAAACCATTACCTGTTACTATTGGTGGTAAAACCACAGATCATAGGTACTATGGTATTGGATCTGATAGGTCAGTTAATATTCAAGGATACAGTTCACCTTACTTAAGATTTGAAGTTGGTCAGACATATAGATTTGAAAATGCTGCACAGCAGGGTACTTATCCTCTTAAGTTCTATTACAATGCTGCTGGTACTCCTGTAGGATTTGGTACTACCAGTCCAGTTGAGATGACTCAGAATGTTACTGTTACTGGATCTTATACAGAGATTGAAATTACTCCAGAGACACCACAGTTATTCTATTATGGTATGGGTGTTGGTGCTACTATGGGTAGCATGGGTAACTCCATTCAGGTATTCAATAATGAATTCCATAAGTTCTTGAAGGTTGGAGAGTATAAGAACCTTGCAGGAATGAAGACATGTACACACACTCAAATGTTTGAGGGTCGTGCTACTGCATGGTACATGAACACTAACCTAGGTGTAGGTAACAGTGACTATGTTCCAGGAGATCGTTCACATAATGTTAGTTCTATTGAGCAACAATCTCAAGGTGTTTATAAAGTGAACTTTGCAGATGAAATGAATGATAATCAATATGCTGTAATGTTTGATGGTAGAGGTACAACTAACTTCCCAGGCGGTATCGTTAGAGCAACAGTGTATGATAGAACTACAACAGGATTTGGTGTAACAATTTACAACAGCATACCTGCCGTAGAAGACCTACGGGATGTTAATATAGCTGTGTATGGAGGTCAGGACGGAGAACCAACCTTCCTCTAAATAGTATTTTCGCAGAACTATAAATGGGATGTGCAACATGTGCAGGATCTACAGAAGTAGACCTACCGTTACAAGTGCCTTCGGTGGCCAATTTTGTTACGGAAAATATGTTCATAGTATATGCAATGGATGGATGTGTGCAATGCCATAAGGTTATCGAATTAATGAAATTGACAAACCAACAGTTTGTCGTGTATAATGTTGGTCAGCATTTTACTGTTGAGGAATTTGAAGCAGAATTTGATTCAAAAACATTTCCACAAGTAGTTGTTGATCTTAAGGGTCAGAATGAAAGGATAAAGATTGGAGGTGCTGCTGAGACTGCTCAGTATTTTAAGGAAAATATCTTTGCTTAAACTGCACTAAATAAAATCAATTAGTATGGAGGGTTTAAGTTTAGTTTACTGAAAACCTTATCGAGGCAGGAAAATGTTGGCAATGTCTTTGGTCTTTGGAACTTTTTTAATTATCTTAACAGCGATTGTATCAGTCATGTTAGGGTGGGTACTCCGAGAGTATATGTTCTATCATCATGATCGACCTAACATAAATCCACCAACACATCCAGAGATGTATGATGAGAATGGAAATATTATTCCTGATTCATTGATTGCATTTAGATTTGATAAATCTGAGGATGAGGATGACGACGACGATTAACTTTTGAAATTATTATGGCTAAATTACCACCAAAACCTACTGTTGCAGAAGTCTTAGACGCTGTTCATAAAGCAAAGACTAAACTTGCAAAGATTAAAGTGCTGCAGGAGTATGACTCTAAAGCATTAAGGTATTGTCTCATCTGGAATTATGATGAGAGTCTTAGGAGTGCGTTACCAGAAGGTGATGTACCTTATGAACCTAACCCTGCTCCAACACCTGAAGCTCAGAGCAAGCTTGCATCTGAGTACAGAACCCTGTATAATTTTATTGAAGGGGGTAATTACGATATAAACAACACTCGAAGAGAGGTATTGTTTATTCAACTCCTAGAGTCTCTCTCACCAGGCGAGGCTGAAGTATTATGTTTAGTAAAGGATAAAAAACTTGGAAAAAAATACAGATGCAGCTTCCCAGTTGTCCAAGAAGCCTACCCCGACATCAAATGGGGAGGACGCACCTAAGACTTGGACAGTAGATGAGAAAAAGATTGCAAGGGATCAGTATAGTGTTACCATATTAGAGGCAAATTGTCCTATAGAGAAATCTAAGGACAAGTCTTTGCCTACTAGTGCTTATGTTGTAGAGTATACTCAACAAAATAAGTTACAGTATGATATTGTAATTGCTGGTAAGAAGTCAAACATTTTTGATTTCTATTGGGATAGATTAAAAGAAGGGTTGTTGGACATAAGGTGGGCTTCGGGTACAAAAAATCCTAATTTGTGGGGTAACCCTCCTCCTAAAAAAAGAAAGAAAAAAGAATGACAAAGATCCTTGTTACTGGTCATAAGGGATTCATAGGCAGTTATGTCTTTAATCACCTTAGACATGAATCTGGTTATGGATACTCAGTTGATGGTATGGATTTCCCTGACGATGTTGGGGATTTTCAGTCTGAGATTGGTATGTTTGATGAACCTTACAATTGCATCATACATCTCGCAGCATTTGCTGCTATTAGAGAGAGTGTAGATAACCCAGAGAAATTCTGGGAGAATAATGTAGAGAAGTCTAAACCTATCTTTGATTATTGTAAGAGATATAATACTAGGTTACTTTATGCTAGTTCAGCACAAGTAGAGGAGTGGTGGCAGAATCCTTATGGTATTACCAAGAAGGTTAATGAACTGCAAGCACCACCTAACAGTGTAGGCATGAGGTTCCAGACTGTGTATGGTGAGAATAGCAGACCTGATATGTTATACAGGATGCTACAAGACAAGACTGCTAAGTATATTACTAATCATAAGAGAGATTGGATTCATGTTAAGGATGTTGCTAGAGCAATTTGTTATTTAATGTCTGGTACATACACTGGACATATTGATGTTGGAACGGGTGAGACCACAACAGTCAAGGAATTAGCAGAAGCATTTGGTCAGGCAAATCTACCAGTCAAGGAGCACACACCAGGCGAGAGAGATGTTACATGTGCTGACACTACTGCTTTGCGTGGGCTTGGATGGTTTCCAAGAGAAAAAGTTTTAGATTCTATTCCTGAGGGAAAACCGAACTTTAATTACCGATAATCGGGTAAAAAAACTCCGCATTTTTTTTTGAGTCACAGGATTGCTTGACTATATAGAGTATATGTGTTATTATTAACACATCGTTCATCTCTAAAGGAAGAGACGCAAGTAAGCCGACACGGAACGGATCGTTCATCTCATGGACATTTTAATAGCTGCTGCTTTCACTTGTGCTGATGTATCAGAAATGGTAGATAAAGTACGAGTTAACAATACGGTATCTTCTTCTCAAAAAGAATATATCATA